AATGGTGGTGATGGTGGAACAGGTGGTGCTGATGGTCCTGGATCAACCACTGCTGGCACTTCATTATATGGTCCTGGTGGTGCTGGTCAATATGAAACTTTCACTCAATCAGTAGCTGGAGAATGGACAAAATATACTTCGAGTGGATCATATGATGCTGGTACTGCTGGTGACGATGTAGTTTCTAGAACTATTCAAGTCAGAGCTGCTGGCGGTGGTGGTGGCGGTGGTAACGGCAATGGCAACTCAGGTTGTGCGGGAACTGGTGCTTATGGTGGCATTGGTGGTCCTGGTGCTCTCGTTACTGCTACTGTTGGATCATCTGCTTTCTCGTGGGTTCTTGGCGCTGGTGGCAATAAAGGATTTAATGATAAGGATGCCAATGTATCTGGAACTGGTTCGGAAGCAGGACCATCAACTGGTGGTGGTGGATCAGCATCTGGTGGTAATGGTGCCACAGGAGCATGGGGTAATGGTGCTACCGCAGGTGCTGGTGGTGGTGCTACTGGTGTTTATGCTGTCAATGGTAACGCAATGTTTGGTGCTGGAGGCGGCGGCGGCGGCGGTGGATCAGGTGGCGGATTCAATGGTGGTAGTACTACTGATGGATGCTATGCTGGCGGTAATTGGCAAAATGCTAGCGTAGGTCTTCAAGAAACTGCTAATGCTTTAGGATTTGCTAACGGTGCTACTGGAACTTCTGGTGGTTGTACTGCTGGTGGTGGCGGTGGCGGCGGAGCATCTGCTGGACCTGCAGGATCTGCTTCTGGTGGCATTGGTGGTCAGGCAGGTGTAGGACATAATGGTAATGGTGGTGGTACTGGGGGTAAAAACGGTGATTCTGCTTGGAGAAATACACTAGTTAGTAGTGCTTCAATTAGTACTGCTGGTAATGGTGGTGCTTCTGGCTACAATGGTGGTGCTGGATATGTTGAGATTAAAGTTGATCAAGAAATTGAATATGCAGGTAAAGTTGGTGGTGCTGGCGGTGGCGGCGGTCACATTTACTTAACAATCAACAGCAGAAATGTATCGGTTGTTGCTGGTCTTCAATCGCCTGGAAATGGCGGTGGTGAAGGAGCTACTGGCGGACCAGGTTATGTGAAAGTTGAGTATAGAGGAACTGAAGGTGGCGAAGATGTAGATGGTCTCCCAACAACTCCAGTTGGTAAATACTACGAATGTGATTCTGAAGGTGTTCCATCTGGATCTCCTTTCACTGATAATATCTGGAAAGAATCCTCTGCCAATGGTGATGAGAAAGATAATTATACAAAACCAGTAAGTCCTGGAGCAGGTTCTGGATCTATTAATGGATTTACGATGCCAGGTGGCGGAAATGGTGTCGCACCAAAATATGGTAATAGATCTACAAGATACTTACCATTCTCTGGTCCTGGATCAAGAGAATATGTATTAGGTCCTATTGACATGAGAAATGTTAATAAGTTAAAATTTTCAGTAACAAAGGGAAACAATATTAATGGTGGTGAAACACCAAATGAAGATTTAATGGTATACTATAGATCAACTGGAGGCACAACAACTACGCTTCTTGATGCTATTGTCTCAAGTTCCGAATCTTTAAGTGGATGGGTGGAAAAAGAAATTGCCATTTCTGATACTTCCAACGTAAGAAATCAGAATATGGAGTTGATCTTAAGGCAGACAAGACCAACTAGTCAAGATGATAATGATGAGACTACTGTTGATAACTATGGCGTTTCTGCTATTACAATGTTCTTTGATGAATATATTGAAAAAACATTTGTTCCTTCCAACGGAAGTACGATTGAAGACATTGACTTTGTTGATGACACAGTAAGTGCTTTATCTTCTGGTATTGTTATTAGTGAAGGAGCATTTGAAATGAGTTCTTCTACACCAATCTCAACCACCGCTCTTGTTTCACCAGAAAATAACATCCCACTTATTACTAGATATCATAGAGCAAAATATTTAATCAAAGCAAGATAATTATGGACGAAGAAAATTATGTATTCCCACTAGATAAAATGGTGGGAGAATTTGATGACTTTATTGGTATTTGGAGAAACTTTGTACCTAGGCAGTTTTGTACTCATGCTATTGATAGGTTCGAGACCATCACTAATGGTTCTATTCATGTTGATATTGGAGAGGGATCGGAACAATTTGGGTCTAAGTTAGGGAGACATGATAAACAGTTGATCTTTAATGATTATGATACTGAAATAACAACACATGCTAATGAGTATCTCAAGTGTTGTCTTAAGCACTATTGTATGAGATATGAGCAATTGCTGAATGTTAGATTACAATCATATACTGTGAAGGGACAAAAGACACCACCTCAGGGTGGATATCACGAATGGCATTATGAAAACGCATCATATGCGTCAGCGAGTAGAGAATTAGTATGGACAGTTTACTTAAATGATATGCCTGATGGCGAGGCAGAGACTGAGTTTCTGTATCAAAAGAGAAGAATTAAACCTGAAGCAGGACTAGTTTGTATCTTTCCAGCAGGTATGACACATGTTCATAGAGGTAATACTGTTTTTACTAAAGATAAATACATTTTGACAGGATGGGCTCACAAGGTACACTAATGACTGGATCGTATGCATCACCAGAAGTAGAATTATATGTAAATGCTCTAAACCGAACCATGCTTAGAAATGGTCTCACAAAGAGCATTAGTGAAGAATACTGGACTTCTGATATTAATCCTATCTTATTTCCCTTGTGGGATTCTGATAGAGATAGATTGGAGACTTTTGTCCGTTATAAGGATGGAAGAACTTTCATCAATAAAACTAAACATCAAAGAAATCAAAAGACGGGTAAGTATACCTGGGTATCTTATGAATATAAGGTATCGCAGCATTTACCACAAGAATTAGATGATCTTTATACTGATTTGGTTGATCGGTATGTTCAATATAAAGATATCGAAGAACAAGATCTAGAGAGTAATCTATTGGCAAAGTATGCCAGAGGTCATATTGCTAGTTGGACACAGATTCGTTTGATTCGTAAGTTTATGCTTGATGAATCTGATTGGTCACAAACTCTCGATGCTCCTATCAATGATGAGCAGAAAGCACAGTGGGCAACATATAGACAAAAACTTAGAGACATCCCACAAGAACAGCAAGATGATACACATCCAAATGATGTTAAGTTCCCAGTAACACCAACAAAGTTTGTTACTCTTTTGGAAGAAAATACTTGGGTAGACGAGGAAGCAGCAACTGATCCATATCTTGATAATATGGAGCATTTCTTTAAACTTAATCAAACAGTTTATAAGAAGTTTGTCAATAGATTGATTACATATATGGCAGCAGCAGTTTCTGTTGAGATTATTGATGATATGCCAGTCACTCGTGTTCAGAAATTCCCAACTTCGGATGATCTTAACAGCATCCTCGCAAGAATCGAAGCAGGAGAAATTTGATGGCATTAATTTCACTCAATCCATTAACAGAATACGACCTATGTGTTCGTATTGCTAAGAACGAGGACAAATATGTTCTGGTAATCAATAATAAAAACTATCATACACTGTCTGATGAGAAAAAGACAGTAGTATATAATTATTATAAAGATCCTATTGATGATGAAAATGCTAACTGGATTATCCCAGAAGCAGAAATTGGTGCTGTATTTGAGGCAGAGACATTATACTATGTGTTTGATAGTCAGATCAAAGCAACAGAAGCAGCTTTTGATTGGTTCCCAAACTTGCCCAATCTACCAGACGCAGATCATTTTATTGAAGCATATGTGGTCGCTCCTAATGGTACAATTCCATTTGGTAACGGATCTCCCACAGAACCTGCTTGACACCAGACTGACGCTGTGCTAAGGTAGCAAAGCACCAGTCACTTCATTACTAATGAAAGTACCAACACAACCAGAGTTGATACATCTACAGTTTCAAGCAATGATACGCGATCATAGTATTCCTGAATGCGAGATTGTGTACTGTGGCGAGAAAGAGTATACCACTGAGTATGCTGCTCATCCTGAATACCATGGACAGATGATGCATTGGTACCTTATTGGTGGTGAACATGAAGTTCCAGTATGTGACATTCATTCTATCGATGAGGTAGATGAAGATGATACTGTACCAGAAAATGATGGTTGGGGACCTCAAGTATAAAATCAAATGAAACATGAGAAACGTAAAGATGCTCTCGGATTATTCTATGAGAGTGTTCTAAAACCAGATCATCAACTTCGTCAGTGTGCTCATAACCAAGAGTGTTACAATGAATTGATGGAATGGCGCAGTGAAATTATAGAATACCTTGACAAACGTCGCAATGAAGACTTTAATGACAACTGAAATCAACTGGAAAAATGAGTATTCAAAACAGCGCAAAGATCGTATGCAAGATGCGATCGATGATTATCTCAACGATGATAAAGTATCAGC